TCGGCGGCCACAGGGTGCGGCGCTGCGCCGTCTCTTCGTGCCAGTCGCGAGCCTCGATCGCATCGCGCTCACGTGCTGCAGCACGCATCGCTTCTCGGTACTTGCGTTTCACTGAGGTCTCCAGATCGGTGTCGGTTGATTAAGTTCGTCCAACTGCTGCACTTCCGCCACGATGAACAGGAAGGCAAGCAGGAACACTAGGGCTGCGGCGGTATGGCGTATCATTTACGTTCCTCCATCGGCAAAAACGAAGCACGCTCCCCGAGATAATTTAGATATGCTTGATGCGCGAGTTCTTTTGTCGCAAATGTGCCGAGATATTTACCAACACCGTCAACGATCGCCTGTGCTTGCCACCGTCCATATTTCAGTCGAGTTACACCTCGCAAACCGTGTTTGTTTTTTGAAACTCGGTTTGTGCAGTTCTCGGATTGGGTGGCTAAGCGCAAATTGCAGATGCGGTTGTCCGCTCTGTCACGGTTGATGTGATCAATATTTTTCATTGGCCATTCGCCGTAGTACAAAGCCCATGCGACACGATGAGCTGCCATGCTGATTCCATTTACTGTCACTCGCCTGTACCCGTTCCGAGTCATTGACCCACAACGCTTGCCGACCCTCTGCCCACTTCGCGTCACTGCCCAAAAAAAGACGCCAGTTTCTGGGTCATACGAAACGATTTTTGAAAGCTCGGCTACGGTGAAGTGGTTCACTTGGTTCATTTCAGAACCCTCCATCCATGGCTTCCAGCACTGACGACAGAACAATCGTCATCACCAAGCCCGCAAAGCAGATCAGCGGGTTCGCTTCCCACCAGTCCAGCTTCCAGAACAGCAGCGATCCGATGACGTCGCGGCGAGGTGCTGGCTCGGTCTGCTCCTGGCGGCGCGCGATGCGGGCGGCGGTCATGCTGCGCTCCCGGTGGCTTTTGCGATGGCGGCGCGTGCCTTGATGAGCGTCTGGCGATGGCGAGCGCGATCCTCACGCGAGAGTTCCTGGCCCGCTTCGCAGTAGCATTCGTCCAACTCGCGCAGCGCTTCCAGCAGGTCGGGCGCCGCGGCGCGCACACGCTCGTGCATATCGATTGCGTCCTGCGCGAACGCTTTGCTGACGTCGCTTTGCGCGTCGCCGAACTGGAACCACCCGTGCTTTTCGTTCAGCTGGTGCACCTGCTCAGGCGTCAGGTACGGCTGCTGCTTCGTTTCCATCCTTCTGCTCCTATCTGGCCGGCGCCGCCGGCGGTTGGTTTATTGGTGTACCGCCATCGCCGCTTCGATGTAGCGGGCAATCTGCAAATGGTTGTCGACGGCATTCAGTGCGATCCGCAGGCCAGATGCCATTCCATCAGTGAAGTCGCCTTGATAGCTAAGCGTGGCATTGCGTGCAGCCTCGATCTCGCGCTTGAGGGCTTCGAGACGTTCCGTCGTGGTAAAAGTCGTCATATCAACCACCCAATCTCACGATTCCAAGCCATGCGCTCGATACGGGCGATCTGTGCCTCTTCCGCGCGGCGCTGCTCCATCTTCTCGACCTGCGCGATCGCCAGAACCTCGGCGTCTGCATCGATGACCTTGTCGCGGACCTGCTCGAACGTCAGTTCACCAGTGACCAGCTTGTTCAGATCGTCTTGGGCAAACGCGAGGTAGTCGGTAACGTCGCTGCCAACGTCACGGATAGTTTTGGTGTCGCCAGCAGCAATCAGCGCCTTCGTGTAGGCGGCGTTCTTTTCCGTCAGCTCGCCGATCTTGGCTTCGCGCCATTCTTCTTCGGACATGCGGGCGTTCATGCGGCCTCCGCTGCGGCAAGGGCCTTCTTAACGATGTTCTCGCGCTGTGCTTTGCGCGGATGGCGAGCACAGTCTTTCAGAGCCGCTACCAGCCGCTCGTTACGTTCATTTGCTTTTGCCAACTCGGCGGCCAGTTTGGACTGTTGCTCAACAGCTGCCGCGTAAACTTCATTCGTGACCATAACGTTCTCCATCTGCCCTATCGGGCGGTAACTGCCCGCAGTAGCGGGCGCGGGGTGGTTAGTTCGTGTCGCGGGCCGTGCGCTCGACCTCTGCGCGTTTTTCAGCTTGCTCGCGGCGCTGTTGGTGCTGCAGCTTGTCGAAGGCCCCTAAGACTTGCCGCGCGTACCGCTTCGCGGCCAGGTCGATAACTTTTGCAGGCTTGTCCATTAGGCGGCAACCAAGAAAGTCGGCGAGTAGCCGTTACGCTCTTTCCAGGCATCCGATGCGCGCGCTGCTTTGCCCATCGACAGGATCGCATCGGCAGATGCCTTCAAGTTTTTGCCTTGGTAGCGCTGGCGCAGCAGCTTGGAGGCGCAGATGACGCCGACGTTGATTGCTTCGCCGTCCTGGCATTCAAGGCCAACAGCGCGGGTCAGGTTCGTTTTGCCGCAGCAGTCGCAAACAGGGTTGTCGGTGGTGCCGAGCACTTTGTATTGCTGACCCTTGACGATTTGCTTAGCCATCACTCATCTCCTTCGGTTCGCCCTGCCGGGCTCGGTTGCGATGGAGTTCATAATAGCACCGCTAGTTTGCGAACGCAATAGCTTTGCTAGTCCATGCAGATATTTTTTACTCGGGTGTGGTCGGACGAACACTGCTAGTGTGCTCGATTGGTGCCGGGAAGAAAAAAGCCCGCGAGTGCGGGCTTGTTCGGAGATGGTATCTAACGGATCAGGAAGCGAGCGGGATAGTTCTTAGATACATCTAAATGTAATCTCAGCGGATGACATCCTTACAAATGGAATCGCATTCTTTGAATCGCTGGAGATCAGTTCAGTTTGCTTGCCTGACTTCGAGCAGAATTCATTTGCCTCTGCGATGATGTCGGTTTTCACAACGATCCCGGGCACGGCGACACCACCTGCACTCTGCTTCGTAATCATGTAGGTATTAGGGGAAACTTGCACAGGGCCACTCGATGCACAGCCCGCAAGAACAAAAGCCAATAAAACTATCTTTTTCATCTTCCATCCATTTTCGGCATTCTGGCGTGCCGTTGCGCCTCGTTTTATCTGTGTGTCGTTAGAATCTGTGACAATTTGCATTCGGTGATTTTGCAACATGCCTTACAAACAGCCACTAGCTTTCTGCACTGTGTGGGTATACAGTAGTTGCAAACAAAAAATATTGTTTTGACCCATGCCCATGCAGGAGACGCCTTGGAACAGCAAAAACACCCGCAGACGGACCGTTCAGAAATTGCCAAGCGCATCCTCGACAGCATGAGCGACGACGGCCAGGCCAATGCCCTGCTTGCCCTAGAAGCCCTATCGCGAGTCTTCCCTCGCCGGACCTTGGTCAGTCTTCGACTGGTTTCCGACGGCAGTGGAAAAGTTGGCGACGATAGCTAGTAACCCCTGCTGCTGAGCATGAGAGCAAGACCGAAAAGCACTCAGTAGCCTTGCCTCCAAACTTGATACCCATTGCAGCTGCCGCTCGTCCGAATTGGTCGCTAGCTGCAGCGCAGGCTTATCGTGCTCCAGCTTCGACGCATCATCGATCTGTGCGGCCAGTGTCGCGCTAAAGTCCGACACCTTGACGTCCAGGCCCTTGGCGAAAGCCACGGCTGCCTTGATGTTCAGCGGCCTATGCCCGTTCAGATACTGCCAGACCATGCCCTGGCTACCAATGCCATACTTGGCGCCGAACTCCATCTGAGAGATCAGTTTTCCTTCCGCAACGGTCTCGGTTCTGGCCTCAAATAGACGGCGTAGCTTCCGCGCGTCCTCTACCTGCCATTCCTCTAGGGGCTTCTTCTCTTTCATCTTTGCAAGCATAGCGTTGTTATTAATACCATCAACGAGCAAAGCTACGAAACGCGCCCTAATAGCACTTGCGCCTTCGAAATAGCTTTGCTAGTATGCAGGTATGAACCTGCCTACTTTCCTCAAGACTCCTGGCCTCAACAAAGCGGCATTCGCACGTCGGATCGGTGTTTCCAGCGCGATGCTGTACCAGTTTGAGAACGGCATTCGCCCAATCCCCACTAAGTACGCCGCGGTCATCGAGGTTGAATCCGGTGGTCAAGTAACCCGCCAAGAGATGTTCCCCGACGAATGGGAAAGCATCTGGCCGGAACTCGCCCGTCGCCGTCGCAAGACTGTCAGCCCACCAGCCGCAGCACCCCAACCGCAGTAACCCTTAAGCATCAGCAGCACCCCGGCCCAAAGGCCGTCCTCGTAACCCGCAACACCAAGGAGCAAACCATGAACCACGCAGCACGTATTGGAACCGTCGAAGTGAAGCTGAACGACGCTGAAATCAGCCTCCTCGATCAGATTCGCGGGGGGCTGGGCCGCAGCCCGTTCCTTCGCGATCTGATGCACAAGGCAGCACGTACACATGCTATGCCGCCCGCGCGATCAAAGGAATCCCGAGGTTGTCCGGGTCCGGGTCGCGTGGCTGGCCGAGCGCGTGGCGTGACCAACGGCAGGAGGCATCTTTAATGGATTCCGTCTGCGCTAGGAGACGGCAAAGAACAGCCCGGAGACACGGGCCATAAAAGGGATAACTGAATGAGCGAATCACATGAAAGTTATGAGGCAAAAAAAGTGATAGCGAAGGCCTGCACCTGGGCCGATAGACGCAAAGCGGTACAGGCTGCAGCGCCAGGAGTGGAGGCGGCGCGAGCAGCTGGCCGTTACGAGAAAAGCGGTAAGGAGTTGGCTGAAGCCGTCGAGCACTACCGCAGAGCAACGGACAAGAAGAGGTAATCGTGGACGAAGCAATTCAACCTATAACCCCCGCACTGATGCGCAAACGCGGCGCGGATGCGTTTGACCGCGGGCTCAAGCTGGACGACCACGGCATGAATCCGTCGGCAGCTGCGATCGCTGATTGGAAGACTGGCTGGCTCGCACGCCATCACGAGGTGACGTCGAAAGCCAATGGCCGTCAACTGCAGGAGTGCCCACCGTGACTAAGATCCATCATCATTCCCTCTCGGCCCAATCCATCGAGGCCCTGCTCAAAGTTGCCCCGCGTTCGAACGAAGAACTGAGGAAGCTGACCGGATACTCCCGCTCGGGAGTGTCCAGCCAACTCGAACGAATGGAGCTAGCCGGCATCGCCCATCGTGAGCGTGTCGAAATTGATCGTGCTGCCGGCTTTCAGTACATGTGGCATCTCGGGCCGGCTCGGGACTGCGTCGAGCCCGCGGCCAGCCCCCGTCAAAGCTTAATCCCAGGCGCTGTCCCGAAGCAAAAAACCGTTCGCCAATACGAATCGATCAACCGTCGCGATTACCTTGTCGCGGCCCTGTTTGGCAAAGCAGGGGAATCCAAATGAGTAGGTCGAAGAAACCCCGCAAGCAATACCATCCACGCCCGGTTGCCCAGCACGGCGGGCTGATTGCAATCGCCATGTGCCACGCACGCGGCGAGAACGCATCTACCCTCAAACCCGACCAGGTCACGGATCTTGGCGTCGCCTACTGGCTCTCTTTCGAGAACCTGCGCACTGGTGACGCCAATGAGGAATCGTGGTCCTGTGTCGCCTGCGCCCTCAACGTCGCACTAGTCCTGTGTGAGAAAGGCATTGGCGCCGAATACGAGCAAGCCCTCGTTACTGCCCTCGATGGCTGCTTCCGCGCCAAGATCCGCAGCGCCAAGACTAGCAACTTCCGCCTCGACGGCGAAGCCCTACGCGACATCGAAACCGCCCTGCAGATCCATGACCAGCAAATGGCGATCGCGAAGCGCTGGGAAGTAGCCGCGGCCATGCAGACGATCTACAAGCGCCTCAAGGACGGCAACGTGTACGAGGTGGCCTCTTGCTGACCTACTTCGTCCTCGACTTGGCTCCTGATGGCCAGTACCACATCGGCTATCCAACTCCAGGCGCTCCTCACGTCATCACCACGGCCGGCAGTGCGTCGACCAAGGAAGCAGCAGAACGTGAGTGCGCGCGCCTGAACGAAGCCCAAGTCTTGGACAAGCGGGAAAGCATGGTCCGTAAAGCAAACTTAATCATTCGCGACAAGGAGAACTGACGTGGCGCGTATTCGTTCCATCAAGCCCGAATTTCCCCAGTCCGAAAGCATGGGAAACGTATCGAGGGATGCGCGCCTGACTTTCATCCTTTTGTGGACGCTGGCCGACGACGAAGGGAGGCTTCGCGGAAATTCGCGAATGCTCGCGAGTCTTCTTTTCCCATACGACGATGGCGAAGATGGCCACGTTTCCACCACCGGGAAGAACGTCGAGGCCTGGCTCGATGAACTGGAGCGAGAAGGGTGCATTGTGCGTTACCAGATCGATGGCGCGGCCTACGTGCAAGTGTCTAACTGGTTGATTCATCAGAAGATTGACAAGCCGAGCAAGTCGAAAATCCCTTCATTCGACGAGTCCTCGCGAAGCCTCGCGAATCCTCTCGAAGTGTCGTCGGAGGAAGGGAAGGGAAAGGATCAAGGAGTAGAAGGGAATGGAGAGGATTCTCCCCCGCCCCTGCCGGCTTCGCCTCCCTCAAGGCTTGGACAACTTTGCATCCTGCTTCGCGGTGCTGGCGTCAACGTTGGTCCCGATGCCTTCGGCAAGGTCGAGTGGCATTCCAACCCAGGCGTTACCGACGACATTGTCCGCAAGGCGCTGGAGACCGCGAAGAAGCGTGCTCCACGCCAGATTACCCCTGCCTACCTCACTCCGATCATTGCCGATTTGCTGGCCCAGGCTGATGCCGTCAAAGCGTCTGTGCTGGTCGCAGGGAAGGACTACGTGTGATTGCGACCAACGCCCAGCCCATTTTGGCAGCCCGCCTGCGCGGCTTTAAGCCTGACGAGATGGTCATGGTCTCGTTGGTCGGCCAAATCCGCAGCAGTAACCAGACCGTGTACGCCGACCCCGGCCGCGACTACGAATGGCGTTGGGTGCGTGGCCTGGACATCTGCGTCTGGATCGGTGACGAACCGAATTGGGCGCGAACCCTGAAGGCGATTGCGCTGTGCCGTCCGGATTACCTCGCCATCTGGCACCAGGGCCGCGAATGGGGCGCGAAGGTCTACCTGATTCCAACCGCAGCAGACGTTTCCAAGCCCGTCTGCATGTGGGAGTACGAACTTGATGTTCTCGACTGGCTTGAAACCTGCAACCGAGTATTCGCACGATGAACCTGATCCCTGACAACATCGACTTCAGCGCGTACATGGATGAGCCTGAGCAGCACCGCATCATCCCTGCTTCCGCTTTCCTCGACGAAGTGACGGCGCTGTTTTACCCGCCTGCCGACCTGCCGAAGTTCCCCACCATGCTGTGGCAGAAGGCCAAGGACAAGATCGAATTCCGCCCGGGTGAAGTGTCGCTGTGGGCTGGCGTGAACGGCCACGGCAAGTCCATGTTCCTGTCCCAAGTCGGCCTTGACCTGTGCCACCAGGGCGAGCGCGTGATGAACGCTTCGTTCGAGATGACGGCGCCGCGCCAGATGCAGCGCATGTGCCGCCAAGCCTACGCTGGCGACCAGCCGTCGATCCCGTTCATGTCCGATCTACACCGCTGGACCGACAACCGCCTGTGGATCTACGACCACATGGGCGCCATCGACTGGAAGCGCCTGATGGCCGTCCTTCGCTACGCGCACAAGAACTTCGGCATCACCCAGTTCGTGGTTGACAGCCTCATGAAGTGCGTGCGCGGCGAGGACGACTACAACGGCCAGAAGGACTTCGTGAACGACCTGTGTAGCTTTGCCCAAGCCAACCGTGTCCACGTCCACCTCGTGCATCACGTCCGCAAAGGTGAGAGCGAGCACAAAGCCCCCGGCAAGTTCGATATCCGCGGCGCCAGCTCGATCACCGATCTGGTCGACAACGTGTTCATCGTCTGGCGCAACAAGCGCGCCAAGGAGCAGGACAACGGTGAGCCGACCTGCGTCGTCGCGTGCGAGAAGCAACGCCACGGCGAGTGGGAAGGAAAGCTCGGCTTCTGGTTTGACGAGGCCTCGCAGCAGTACTTGGAACGGATCGACGCCCAGCCCATGCGCTACAGCCTGAGGACGTCCAAGCAGCCATGAACCGCGATCCCCTGCCCTGCGTCTTGTGCTCCCGATTCGATACCAGCCGCAGCTACTGCGACGGCTACGAGCGAATGCGGCGCCACGACGACAGCAATGAAGCTTGCCCTCTGTTCAACCGGGCGAAGGACGAGGCAAAGCGTAGGGCGTGGGCAGAACGACAACAAACGAAGGAGAAAAATTGAATGAGTTGGCTCTTTTCGCAGGCGCTGGTGGAGGAATACTCGGCGGGCACCTCCTTGGCTGGCGAACCGTGTGCGCAGTTGAACGTGATGCCTACGCTGCACAAGTTCTGGCGCAACGACAAAACGATCGATGCCTCCGACCATTCCCGATTTGGTCTGACGTCACAACTTTTGACGGACGCCCATGGCGCGGAATTGTTGATGTCGTATCTGGCGGATTTCCCTGCCAGGACATCAGTGCAGCAGGAACTGGCGTCGGAATTGCGGGACAGAGAAGCGGACTTTGGAGCCACCAAAAACGGATCATTCGCGAAGTACGACCACGATACGTCTACGTGGAGAACAGTCCAATGCTCACTTCTCGGGGACTCGGACGTGTTCTCGGAGACCTGGCCGAGATGGGGTTCTATGTCGAATGGGGTGTCATATCTGCGGCCGATACCGGCGCTCCCCATTTGCGTGATCGAATCTGGATTATGGCCTACGCCGACGGTATGCGGGAATTACAACAGGAAGGGCGTCAGCAAGTCCAGTGGCGACGGCCTGGCGACCGCTGTTCGCATGTGGCGGACCCCGAACGCCTCGGATGCCAACAAGTGGAGCAAACAGAGTTTAGAAGAGCGGAAGGCCAAGGGACAGCAAATACGCTTGAACACTCAGGTTTCCCCCGACGGCTCCAAAGCTGGCCTTCTGAATCCGGATTGGATCGAGTGGCTGATGGGGTGGCCTATCGGGTGGACCGAATTAAAGCCCTTGGCAATGGCCAGGTTCCAAGAGTGGCAGCAGCAGCATGGAGGATTTTGACGTCATGACAAAACACCAATACCAACTCGAAGCCCTCGCCGGCCTGCAATTCGCCCTGCTCATGCTCAGGCTGGGCGTGAGGATGAGGGCTTGACGAGACCATTTCGCGCGAGAGCGTCAACGAACATACCCCGCAGGCGGCGCGGGCGGCGAGAGCCGGTGCATAGAACCGAAGCTGAAGGGTGACCGCCCAGCGAACCAATGGAAGCGAGCGCGCCAACGCCGCTATCCCGAGCGCCAGGGACCATGCAGGCGCATTTATCGAAACCACAACATGAAAGTGAAACCATGAGCTATTCGTTCCAAGTTAAAGCCCCGACCAAAGCCTCCGCCAAGGAAGCCGTGGCCGCCAAGTTTGACGAAATCGTCGCCCAGCAGCCGATCCATGCGCGTGACCGCGATGCCGTGCTGGCAAACGCAAACACCGTGGTCGACCTGCTGGCCGACAACGACAGCAAGGACGTCATCGTGTCGTGCAACGGCTACGTCAGCTGGCCCAGCGGCACGGTCGAGGAAGCTCAGCTGAACGCTGCAGCCGTTTCGGCTTCTGCCGGCTACGCCGACCGCGCATAACCAGCGTCCGCACCACCCCCGCCCGGCCGCCGGGCGGCAACAACGACACGGGAGAGACTGAGACATGGACATGCCGATTACCGATATCACGAAAGCGCTGCGTGCGCATGTGACCAGCAAGTACGGGAAACAGTGCGCCGCCGCGGCTGAATGGGGCGTGACCAGTGCAATGGTGAGCCAAGTCCTTAACGGGCGTAAGAGGCCGAATCAGACCATGCTCGACGACGCCGGCATCGAACGCGTTGTCACTGTCGTCTATCGCACCAAGGGCGTTCAGCCATGACCCTCACCCGCTCGCCTCTCAAGCGCAAGGCTCCGCTCGGACAGCGCGGGCCGATCCTCAAGTCGACGCCTACGTTCAAGCAGAGGAAATGCAGCGTCTGTGCGGAGACATTCAGGCCGCAGCGCATGGGGCAGCGGGTGTGCTCGCCGGCCTGCGCCGCGGTGCAGGGAGCCAAGGACAGCCAGAAGCAGGAGCGCGAGGAGACGCGCGAACGCAAGGCAGCGATGAAAACCCGCTCGGCCTGGCTAAAGGAGGCACAGGCTGCTCTCAATCGCTGGATCAGGGAGGTTCGCGACGCTGACATGCCATGCATTTCATGCGGTAGACACCATAAAGGGCAGTATCACGCCGGCCATTACTTGGCTCGCGGATCGCATCCGCATCTGGCTCTGAGCGAGACGAATCTGGCGAAGCAGTGCGCCCCATGCAACACACATCTGAGGGGCAATCAGCTGAATTTCCGTGTCGGCTTGATCGAACGCATTGGCTTGCCAGCTGTCGAGGCGCTGGAGGCCGATAAGACGCCGCGTAAGTGGACGATCGAAGTGCTCAAGGCTATCAAGGCCGACTATCTCAACCGACTGAAGGAGGCGCAATGCTTACGTTCGACGAAGTAGCCGAGCAGCTTGATTACCAGGCTGAAAGTGGCGAGCTTTTTTGGAAAAAAGAAGCTAGAGGAGGCTTTAAAAACTCCGTTGTCATGCATCGCGCTGGAGAGAAAGCAGGATGTGCGCGGCCGGACGGAAGGATCGTGGTCAGGATCAATGGGAATCTATATATGCGGTACAGGGTTTCATGGCTGCTTGCGACCGGGGCTTGGCCCGTCGGAGAAATCGATCATATCAACGGAGACCGCACTGACGATCGGCTATCCAACCTTCGTGATGTGCCGCGCCAAGTGAACCAGCAAAACATACGGTCCGCGCTTGGCAACAAGAAATCATCAAACATGCTTGGTGTGTACAAGAACAAGCCCGGTCGAGCGAAGCCTTGGCGCGCCGTGATATCCGATCAGGGCAAGCAGGTCTATCTCGGTGTATTCGTTACTGAAGAAGAGGCTCATGAAGCCTACTTGAAAGCCAAAAGGACGCTTCATGCTGGTTGCACGATTTGACATGTACCGCGCCAAGCTGCGCGCACTGAAGGAGACGAGCCATGACTGAATCTGATTTCCCCTTCGCCGCACTTCTCATCCTGACCTTCTTCGCTGGCTTTGCTGCTGCAATCTGGCTCGCCATCGTATTCGACCAGGGCGCGCGTGAGATCGCGGAGAAGACCGAATCGATCAGCGAGGAGGCGCCTTGACCGCATACAACGACATCGACAGCCGCCTCGTCAACTGGGGCATGTGCCAACGCGGGCGTAGCGGAGGCATGATTCGGGCACGCGAGACGCGCAGCACATCACCCTATGGCGGCCAAGGCTACAAATGCATGACGGCAGTCGTCATCAGCAATATGCGACAGGCTGCCGAAGGGCCGAAGGGTGGCCGGGCTACGCAATCAAGGCTGAACTTCCATGACGCCATGGCCATCGATCGCGCATGGCAGCGACTCAGCGTCGACCAATACAAGCACAAGTTTCTGCTGCGAGACTTCTACGTGCTTGGGCATTCACCGACAGCCATTTGCCGCAACTTGGACATCAAGCACTGGCCGGCAGCGCATTGGAACCGCGCATTACAGGCGGCGCAGGCTGCGATAGAATCAGTGATCGAAAAGAACGAGGAGGCATGTGCATGAAAGGCAGATTCCCAGGGCAAAGCGAGAACATGTACGCAAAGGGTGAATGGGTGAATGGCCAGTTCTACCCATATAAGAGTCAGGCCGACATGGGTTCGACCGAGGCAGAGCTGGCCGCACGTCAGCAACAGGCCACCTCACGGCAACCTGGCGTCGATGAAATGGCCACGAAGAGCGACCGCGAGCTACTTGAACTTGCGGCCAAGGCTGCTGGAATCGAGCACGATGAGTACAGTGGATGCGTTTCGGTGGATTATTACGACTCGCGCGATGGGCAGCCTGGTTTGAAACTGAGTGACGGGGTGTGGAATCCCCTCATCGACGACGGTGACGCATTTCGGCTGGCCGTGAAGCTACGCATGGATGTGCGCGTCGGCACGCAAAACCACACTGCGACCGTGGGCTGGGGCGCCAGCATCGGGCTCGTCGAGGAAGTATTTGATAGCGACGAGTATGCTGCCACCCGCCGCGCCGTCACGCGTGCCGCTGCCGAGATCGGGAAGGCCATGGTTGCCGCAGACACAAAACAGCTTGACAATTTGCAAGATCATGTATAAATTCCGAGCAACAACTTATTTCCGTCTTCCGAGACGCGACAAGGATGCCTGAAGGCAGCCCTAGTCGCCTCTGGAGGAATCCGAGGCCCTGCGATCAGCAATGACGCGGGGCTTTGTCGTTTACCTCGTCAGTTGTCTCCGCCCGAAAGGGAACTCAGGCCCGGCCTAACACGCTGGGCCATTTTTTTGCCCAAACACCATGCTCAAACCCACCGGAAATCGCCTTGTTGTGCGCCTAGACGAGAACCTGCCGACGGCTATCGAGGGCTTCGTGCTGCCTCCGAAGACTGATGCATACCGCTCGAAGGACGGCGCCGTCGAGGGTATGAACCGCGGCACGGTAATTGCGGTGGGCCCGGGCGCGCGTCACCCGAAGACGGACAAGCTGATCCCGATGGCTACACAGATCGGTGACGTCGTGCGCTTTTCCGAACTGGAGTACCACTCGTTCACCGAGGTCGGCCACAAGTACGTGCTCATATCGGAGATGGACGTTTTGGGCGTGGAGATGCCTGCCCCGCTGGAGGCGGCGGCGTAATGGGGCGCCCATCCAAATTTCAGCCGGAGTTCGTCACCCAGGCTGAAAAGCTCTGCAAGCTTGGTGCGACCGATATGGAAATTGCCGACTTCTTCGAGGTTGACGTACGCACGCTCTATCGGTGGAAAGCAGAGCATGAAGGCTTTTGTCAGGCCCTAAAAAGCGGGAAGGACCAAGCGGACGAGCGCGTAGAGCGCAGTTTGTATGCCCGGGCCACCGGTTATGAGCACGACGATATGGATATTCGCGTCGTTGAAGGCGTGGTTGTCCAGACTCCGATTCGCAAGCACTATCCGCCCGACACGACCGCCGCGATCTTCTGGCTGAAGAACCGCCGCGCGGCAGAATGGCGCGACAAGGTGCAGCAGGAAATGACCGGCGCCGATGGCGGACCGGTCCAAATCGAGAAGATCGAACGTGTCGTCATCCGTCCTGCAAATCCAGACGCCTGAGGTCTTCCTCCCGCTGCTGGACCCAGCCCGCTATAAGGGAGTGCACGGTGGGCGCGGTTCGGGCAAGTCGCATTTCTTCGGTGAGATGCTCATCGAGCGCTGCATCATGGCCAAGACCGACGCCGTGTGCATCCGCGAGAATCAGAAATCGCTTGATCAGTCGGTGAAGAAGCTTCTCGAAAACAAAATCGCGTCGATGAACGCAGGGGCTTATTTCGAGGTGCAGGACAAGAAGATCCGCGCGCACAACGGCGGCCTGGTTATCTTTCAGGGCATGCAGAACCACACGGCCGAGTCGATCAAGTCGCTGGAAGGCTATGACGTCGCATGGGTCGAGGAAGCGCAGACGCTATCTCAGCGCTCGCTGGACATGCTGCGCCCGACCATCCGTAAGCCAGGATCTGAAATCTGGTTCAGCTGGAACCCGCGCTTTGAAACGGACCCGGTCGACGTCCTGCTGCGCGGGGAGACTCCTCCGCCAAACTCGGTCGTGATCGAGGCGAACTACCACGACAACCCGTGGTTTCCGGGCGTACTACGCGACGAGATGGAGTACGACCGCCGGCGTGACATCGACAAGTACACACATATCTGGCTGGGCCAGTACCAGAAGAACACCGAGGCTCGCGTCTTCAAGAACTGGACCGTCGAGGAATTTGATATCGACCCGATCCAGATCATCCGCCAGGGCGCGGACTGGGGCTTTTCGATCGATCCTACTGTGTTGGTCCAGTGCTACATCGTCGGCCGCAGGCTTTACGTTCCGTACGAGGCGTATCAGGTTGGATGCGAGATCACCGACACCCCAACGCTGTTCATGACCGTGCCCGACAGCGAAAAATGGCCGATCACAGCCGACAACGCGCGTCCGGAGACGATCAGCCACATGAAGAAAAACGGCTTCCCCAAGATCATGCCGGCCGTGAAAGGTGCGAAATCTCTGGAAGAAGGCGTTGAGTTCCTGAAGTCGTTCGACATCGTCGTGCACCCGCGCTGCAAACACCTGATCGATGAACTGACCCTCTACAAGTACAAGGAAGACCCGCTGACGGGTGCTGTGCTGCCAATGTTGGAAGACAAAGACAACCACGTCATCGACGCATTGCGCTACGCCTGCGAAGGTGCGCGACGTGCACAGAAACCGCAGGCCGTGAGCCGTGTAATCGCTCCCCCGCCGCAGCAATTTCACCCTGAGGGATGGATGGCATGAGCGAAATCATCGACGAAATGCGCCGCCGGCTGAAGCTTGCCCGCGATGCTGAAGGCGGCAACCGCGCCGACATGATCGAGGATTTGCGCTTCTCGTTCGGCGAGCAATGGCCAGCTGCGATGAAGATCGCCCGGCAGCAGGAAGGCCGCCCGGCGCTCACGATCAACAAGACCGACACGTTCGTGCGCTCGGTCGTGAACAACATGCGCGCCTCGCGTCCGCGCATCCGCGTGCATCCGGTCTCTGACGGCGCGTGCGTGAAGAAGGCCAATGTGATTGAGGGCCTGATTCGCCACATCGAGGTGAACAGCAACGCCGATCTAGCCTACGACACCGCGGCTGAGTACCAAGTGCGTTCCGGTGAGGGCTTCTGGCGCGTGTGCTCGCGCTACGTCGCAGATGATAGCTTCGACCAAGAACTATACATCGATCGCATCCGCAACCCGTTCACGGTCTATATGGACCCATCGGCCACGATGCCGGACGGCTCTGACGCAGATTGGTGCGTTATCACGTCGTCGATGAAGAAAGAGGCGTTCCGGAAGCAATACCCGCGCGCCAAGATCGCTGATGTCGAGGACTTGGGCCCGGGCGATGATAAGGCCGTGTGGGCGAGTGCCGAAGAAGTGGTGATCGCCGAGTACTACCGCTTTGAAGAGGTCGCGGATACGCTCTGCCTGCTATCTAGCGGTGTTCGCATGTTCAAGTCGCGCATCGATCCCGCCGCCCTGGAATACCTTCATGTGACCATCGTGCACACGCGGCCGACCGTTCGCCGGCAATTGAAGTGGTCCCTCTGTACGGCCCTTCAGGAGCTTGATAAGCGCGACCAACCGGGCAAGTACATTCCGGTCGTGCGTGTGGTCGGTGCCGAGATGATCGACGACGGCAAGGTGATCCGCTTCGGCATGGTCCGCCAATTGAAGGATCCGCAGCGCATGTACAACTACTGGCGCACGCAGGAGACGGAGTTTGTCGCGCTTGCTCCGCTGGCGCCGTGGTTGATGGCTGAGGGTCAGGATGAAGGGCATGAGGGCGAATGGCAGAACGCCAATCGTAAATCGTACTCGCGCCTTGTCTACAAGCCTGTGCACGATGACGAAGGTAGCCCGCTGCCGCCGCCTCAGCGCCTGACACCGCAGCAGATCCCGGCGGCCAGCGTCAACGCCGCCATGGCCGCGAGCGAAGACCTGAAAGCAGTCGCTGGCATGTTCGACCCTGCGTTGGGCGCCGAAGGCAATGAAACGTCCGGGAAGATGGTTCAGGCACGTCAGGGCCAGTCGGACATGTCGAACTACCATTTCTACGACAACCTGACGCGCGCGATCAGCCATACTGGTGTGATCCTGCTCGACTTGATCCCGCACTACTACGACACACAGCGCGCAATCCGAATTCTTGGCATCGATGGCGTGCCGCAGACAGTCACGATCAACGAGAAGCAGCGCGACGAACTCGGTGCGATCAAGCAGGTGCTGAACGATGTCACGGTCGGCACATACGACGTCGTCATGGACACCGGGCCCGGCTACCAGACGAAGCGCCAAGAGAACAGCGACATGCTGCTTGGCCTGCTCAAGACCATGCCGCAAGTCGGCCAAGTTGCCGGCGACCTCGTCGTGCGTCAGATGGATTTCGAGGCTGCGCAGGATGTGGCAGACCGCCTGGCCGCAGCGAATCCCATCGCTATGGCAGAAAAGAAGCTGCCAGACGACCTGCCGGACGAGGCAAAAGCATACATCGCGCACCTGTCCGGCGCCGTCCAGCAGTTGCAACAAGCCCTGCAGCAGGCCGAACTTGAGAAGAAGTACCGCATGGGCGTCGAGCAGGTTCGCCAGCAAGGGAAACTCGCCTCCGACCAACTATGGGCGCACCACGAAACCGAGCAAGAGCGCATCCGCCAGGATGGCGAAAACCGGCGTCTGCTGGCCAAGGAGCACTCCGCGGACCTCCGCGAAGAGGTCAAGTCGCGCACGAAGCTGCAAGACACGCAGATGCGCAACGACGAATCGTGGCGCGAGGCGCAATTGGACGCAGCAACCGATCTTCACCTAGGCAAAGACAGCGGCCCGAACAACGAATTTCACCGCGAGCACGCGTAGTGCACCCTGCCTACCGATGGGCCTGCATCGGGTAAATCCGTGAGAAATCATGCCCCCTGAGAACGACAATTCGACTACTGCACGTCACGCAGAGCGCGTCCAACCTAAAGTTGTGACGAGCGAAACCATCGCCGCCATGTATTCCGGTGCCCCCCCGACAGAGGAGCCGCCCAAGGACCCGCCAAAAGACGCGCCCAAGGACGAAACGCATGCCGATGGTGACAAGGGAGAGAAGCGCGCAAAGAAGCCGATTTCAGAGCGCATGTCCGAACTGGTGAGCCAGCGTAAAGCGGCCGAAACCGAGGCTCAGCAGGCCAAACGTGAGGCGGCCGAACTGCGCGCACGGTTGGAGGCGATGTCCGCCCAGGCCGCACCGGTGAAGGAAGAACCGCGTCCGGATCGGTCCAAGTTCGCGAACGACGAGGAGTACATCGAAGCCGTCGCGGAATGGAAGGCTGATCAGCGGCTGGCAAAGCGCGAACAGGAACAGGCGGAAGCGCGCGCCAAGGCTGAACGCGAGCAGCTTGTGAAGGGCTGGCAGGCCGCCCAGCAGCGTGCCCGTGCCGAGATCGAGGACTATGACGAAGTCATCAAGGCGTCGGACGTGAACCTGCCGGGCCACCTGCATCAGGCGATTCTGGAAAGTGACGTCGGCCCGCACTTGGCCTACTACTTCGCCAAGCATCCAGACGAGGCCAAACGATTCGCCGCGATGTCTCCGACCGCTGGGCTGCGTCAACTGGGCAAGCTCGAAGACAGACTGACCGAGGA